ATTACCAAAAGGGTATGACTTAAAATTAAAAGAAAATATGGTGCCAGGTTTTACTACTTCTGCTAAAACTCGCCCACTTTTAATTTCTAAATTAGAAACTTATTTCAGAGAAAGAGGACCAATAGTTCATTCAAAACGGTTAATTGAAGAGTTATATGTTTTTATTTGGAATGGAGCAAAAGCAGAAGCGCAACGCGGTTATAATGACGATTTGGTTATGTCATTCGCAATTGGACTTTGGGTTAGAGATACTGCTATGAAATTAAGAAAAGAAGGTATGGTACAAACTCGTATGAGTTTAGATTACTTTAGTAAATCCACAACTCCGCATAAAACATCATATTCTTTCAATGACAACAATAATGGTTGGACTATGAAAGTAAATAATACAGACGAAGATTTAACTTGGTTGATTAAATAGAGTTTAAGTATTTTTAATCTATATTTATATAAATAATACTATTATAATAGGTGACAAATGGCTGAAAAAAAATCATTATTTGACAGACTTAAAACTCTGTTTTCCACTAATGTTGTTGTAAGAAATGTTGGTGGTAAAAAATTAAAAGTAGTGGATACCGCTCGTTATCAAGCGGATGGTAATCCCCATACTTCAAAAGTTATTGATAGATACGGTCGCCTACACGGTACTCGTGGTACACCTATTTCTGTTTATAATCAGTACAATTCATTTTCAGCAACTAAGATAGACTTATACACCGATTATGAAGCAATGGATACCGATGCAATTATTTCTTCTGCATTGGATATTTACTCAGATGAAAGTACACTTAAAAATGACCAAGGTGATGTTTTAACTATTAAAACTGACAATGATAACATTCGTAAAATACTTAAAAATCTTTTTTATGATGTTTTGAATATTGAATATAATCTTTGGCCATGGGTTCGTAATCTTTGTAAGTACGGAGATTTTTATTTGTATTTAGACGTAAAAGATGAATTGGGAGTAACTAACGTTGTTCCGTTTTCTCCATATGAAATGCAACGTGAAGAAGGAACTGATCCAGAACATATTTACATGACTAAATTTATTTATGAAGGTCCACTTGGAAAAGGTGAATTTCAAAACTATGAAATTGCTCACTTCCGTTTACTCGGTGATACAAATTATCTTCCTTATGGTAAATCCATGTTAGAAGGCGCTCGTAAACTTTATAAGCAATTAATTTTGATGGAAGACGCTATGTTAATCCACAGAATTATGAGAGCTCCTGAAAAAAGAATATTCAAAGTTGATATTGGAAACATTCCACCTGCCGAAGTAGACCAATACATGCAAAACATTATGAATCGTATGAAAAAAACTCCAGTTATAAATGAACAAACTGGTGATTATAATCTTAGATTCAATATGCAAAATCTTTTAGAAGATTTTTATTTACCAGTTCGCGGTGGTCAATCTGGTACTTCAATCGAAACACTTGCAGGACTTCAATATCAAGCGATAGAAGATATTGAATACTTAAAGAGTAAAATATTTGCTGCTCTTAAAGTACCAAAGCCATTTTTGGGGTATGATGAAAGAGCCGAGGGTAAAGCAACACTTGCTGCATTAGATATTCGTTTTGCTCGAACAATTGAAAGAATACAAAGAATAGTTGTTTCTGAATTAACTAAAATTGCAATTGTTCATTTGTATGCACAGGGATATGAGAATGCAGATTTAGTAAACTTTGAATTAAATTTAACTGGTCCTTCCATTATATATGAGCAAGAAAAAGTTGCTTTAATGAAAGAACGTGTTGATTTAGCGGGTACTCTAATTGAGAAAAAACTTTTATCATTGAAATATATCTACTCAAACATATTCAACCTTTCAGAAGATGAAGCCGAGTTTGAAAAGAATGAAGTTCTTGAAGATATTAAACACGCATTCCGTCAAAAACAAATTGAGAATGAAGGCAATGACCCTGCAATTACTAAAGAATCGTTTGGTACACCACATGATATTGCTAGTATGCAAATTAGAGGTGGTGGTAGGGTAATAAATGATGTAGAAACTCCAGATGGTGGATGGCCAGGTGCTGGCAGACCTGCTAAGAATCTAAATTATGCAACAGATAATCATCCAATGGGTAGAGACCCAATCGGTAGTAAAGATTTAGGTAGAACATTATCAAGAACAAAAACTATAAGACCAGAGAATAAATCAGGTTCTCCGCTTTCTTTAGAAAATAAAGACCTTGGAAATTTAATTAATAGTATGGCTGGAATGAAAATTAAAACAAAAAAAATCATTTCAGAGAGTCTAAAACCGTCTGTTAAAGAGGAAATCGAGCCAGATATGTTGAATGAAAATAATTTATTAGATGAATTATGATTTTTGTTATATTTATTCTATGAAGTGTACATTTATTAGGTATAAGTAAAAATGAAAAAAATAAAACATTCAAAGTTTAAAAATACTGCGATGTTATTTGAACTTTTAACTCGTCAGATAACATCGGATATTATTTCTTCAAATGAATCGGTAGCAATACAGATTCTAAAGAAGCACTTTAATAAAAATACCGAACTTATAAAAGAATATAAGTTATATAAAACACTTTGCGATGAAAGATTAAAATCGGAAAATAAGGCTTCTATGCTTATAGACGCTGCTTTGAAAGCAAGACGTGGGTTAAATAAAAAGAAATTAAGTGAAGAAAAATATCAATTGATTAAAACTATTAAAGAGAATTTTGATATTGATGCATTTTTTCAAACAAAAGTTCAAAATTATAAATTACTTGCTTCAATTTATAAAGTATTTGAAAATAATGAATTTGATAATCCCATTGAATTTACTCAATCTCGCATAACAATACTTGAAAATATAACATCAAATAATAAAGAAAAACTTATATCTGAAGATATTTCTATTGCTAATGAACCGAAGGAAATTCGTTTACTTGCTTACTCATATTTAGTTGAGAAGTTTAATAAAAAATATGGTGATTTAAGTGAAGCACAGAAAGTTCTTTTAAGAGAATATATGGGAAATGTTAGTAACACTAATAACTTAAAGTCTTTAATTCAAACTGAAGCGGTTAGTATAAAAAAAGTGTTTACAAAAAATATTAAGAATGTAAAAGATAAATCACTAAAGATAAAATTAACAGAAGTGATAAATCTTTTAGATGAATATCATACAATCAAGAAAGTGGAAGAAAATCATATTTCTGCTTTACTTCGTTATTATAGTTTAATAGATGATTTATCATGGAGTAAATAATGGCAGACGCAAATCCAATACAACCTTATAGCTATCCAGCATCACAAGCTAATGAATTTCAAATTAAAGGCCATCCTGGAAAATTCTTACAATCAATAACTTGTGGAACAGGTACAACAGTATTTACTGGTTCGTATTATGGGGTTGGCGGTGTAATTGTAGCATCAGGGGCAGTAGGAACTGCATCACTTTCAAATGGTGGAATTCTTCCGCTTGGTACATTGGCTACCACACAGACAGTTCATGAATTATCTTTAAGTAGTGTTAAAGTGGATACTGGTACAGTATATGCATTAATTCGTAATCAACTTATTAGGTAATAATATGAACGTAAACGCTTTCATACATAAAATAAAAGAGTCCGAAGAATTCAAACAGTTTCAAGAAGAACTTGATGAGATGAGTGTGACTGGTATGGTTGCTGGTTATCAAACTCCAAAAGCATTTGCTGCAAGTGAAGAGGATTTTGAAAAACATAGTGAAGAAAATGCGGAACAACTTGGATTAAAAGTAGTTCCAAAGAGAAAAAGTAAAAACTTTGAATCTACATATGTTCAAGCAATGGGTGCTTTGAATGAAGCATCATATAAAGAATTCCGTAGAGATGAAACAAGAACTACAAACAGAAAAATAAACGATTCTATTAAGAATATAAATAGAATTATGTATGAAGTTGAGAAGGTGGTTGAACATGCTTCAAGATTAAAGACTGAAATGGCAGTTGATCAAAGAACTCTATGGAGAGAATCACGTAATCGTCTCGTAAAAATATCAGAAAGAATTAATAGAATTAGTAAAAGAATACACGAATTAGGTGCTTAAAATGAAACAATTACTCGTAGATACTATACTATTTAGTGCAAGTCCAAGAATGATTGCAGAATCTGAAAGGAAAAACGATGGAAAAGTTATAGTTTCGGGTGTTTTACAAAGAGCAGAAGCAAAAAATCAAAATGGAAGAGTTTATCCAAAAAAGATTTTAATGCGTGAAGTAAAAAAATATGCAGAAACAAATATTAAAGAAAATAGAGCATTGGGTGAGTTAGACCATCCAGATTCTTCTGTTATTAATTTGAAGAATGTTTCTCATAATGTTCTTGGTGTAGATTGGAAAGGGAATGACGTAGTTGGTACTGTGGAAATTCTACCAACTCCATCTGGTAATATTCTCAAACAACTTCTTGGTGCAGGTATTCGCCTTGGTATTTCTTCTCGTGGTTTAGGTTCAGTTGAAGAAATAAGTGAAAATACAGTTGAAGTACAAGAAGATTTTGAATTAATAGGTTGGGACTTTGTATCGAATCCATCCACACAAGGTGCATTCATGTATCCAGATGGTTATCAGAACGAAGGTTTAATTAGGGAAGGAATTAGTTTAGAAACTATTTCTAAGATTGATCCTAAAATTCAACGTATTCATAATAACATTACAAATATTATCTGTGAAATTGGAAATGTTTGTGAATGTTTATTTGGAGATAGATAATGCCAGCACTTTCACAACAACAACAAAAATTAATGGGACTTGCTTTAGCGGTTAAACGTGGAAAAATCCCAGCTTCAAAAGCAAGTAAATCAGTTCAACAACTTGCTAAATCAATGACTGAAAAAGATATAGAAAAGTTTGCTGCAACAAAACATAAAGGGCTTCCTAAAAAAGTTGGTGAAAGTAAAACATCATTAACAAAAGAAGAATTAAATCAATTAGTTGCAGATGCGGTTCAAGAAGTAATGAATGAAAAATTCAGTACAAAAGTTCTCACATCTGAACAAAAGCAAACTTATATAGAAGCAATTGGTAGATACAATGAATATCGATCAGTAGTTCATCGTTCAAAAGAATTACCAGAAGTTGTATCTCAAATTAAAAGAATAGTAGAATTCGCAAGTAAAAACATGGTTGAAGAATCTGGTGATTGGTTTGAAGGTGTTTCTCATAGAAGAAGTTCAAAGCAGTTAAAAGAATCTTTGAAAGTTTTTGAACAAACAACACAAAAGATTGTAAAACTGCAAAGAACTTTGGAATCAATTTACGAGAATATAGGTAAAAATCTCAGTAAATTCTATGAGATAAAAGATATTAATAAACAATAAGGAAACAGGTTATGATTGACAGAGTATACACTAACTCTAAACCCGCCCATGTTAAAGTAAAGAATACGGGTATGAACGTTGACGTTATGATTAAAATATTCAAACGTAAAGTAAAAGAAGCTGGTATTCTTGAAGAATATAAAAATCGTATGGAATATATTAAACCATCAAAGAAAAAAGCTGAAAAAAGAAACGCTGCTATTAGAAGACAGCGAAAATTAGACGCAGACAATATCTAATAAAGCAGGAGTATTTTTAATGACCTCGCATTATATCGAAGAAGTTATCCGTGAAGAAATACGGAAAATCATTGAAGATATGAATCGCTCTTCTTACTTAACAGAAGGAGAAGACGAAGCACCTGCAGCAGAAGAACCAGCACCAGAAGCAGAGGAAACCCCAAAAGAAGAAGAAAAGCCAGAGGAAGAACCAAAAGAGGAAGAGCCC